ACCACACATAAAACTTGCAAAATTAACGCTACCACCAGCGGCTTCAGCAACCGTTTTGACTGCAGCCATCCGGTCAGAGCCACCAATTATACCCTTAGCGCCCTCTGCGTTATAAGAACCCATCATTATGCATCGAATTGACATCTCTTTTTCCTCCCTAATTTCTATATTCACATTTTTTCACTCTCAAAATTGTGCATAAGATAAACTCAAAAACTACACTAAATTATAAATCAGTTTTTCTTCTATTACTTTCATATACTTGTTATAACTGACCAACTCCAAACCATATTAAACAACCATCTTTCATTTGAATATAAGTGGGGTCACGCACCGAATGTTCCCGTGACGAAACTGATGGAACGCTATGGCAAAGAGATAACGGTCAAGGAAGTCATAAAGAAAGCCAGATGCTCCAACTATGGACAAAAAAACAGCTTCGAATTTCGAATTATCTATATTGGCGGCAGTTATAACGCGATGCTGGGCGGAACTACCAAGCCCAAAAAACCTAATTCGTAACCGATCTCGATTTTACACAATAAATGTCGCTATTATCACCGCTGCGATAATCAATATGACGACACATATAAATCAGATCGTCAAAAGTCACTATAAATTTCACCACAGTTACATACCTATCAGTGCGATTATCATCTAGTTGCGTACTAAGTATTTTGCCCTGCGCTAAAACTATTTCTGGATTGGGGTGAAAGGGTTCGTTTGCTGTGCGAGGCCATATCAATGTTTCGTTCGCCATCGCAGATGTAGCCAAAATTAAGCAAACAAAAATTGAACCAATAATCCTTTTCATTGTAACCTCCTCCTCTGGTCAGATTTCATGCCTCTTTAGGCAGACGGACTAGGTAACGAAAACATAGGCCACATGCGTGTGACAACCCCTGAGAGTAGGAACAACGGTCATTTCCCCTTATCAACACAATTTTGTAATAATAAAATGACCAACTTAACAGCGTCCCACTTTGGTGTAGTTAGTGGCGCGGCGGCTAAAGTTGAACAAACAAAGAGATGATGGCTTCGCTGCATAAAACGCTAGCAGAGAACCTACCACTTCGCATCAAAGACCCAGAGGCTAAATCATCAGACCTGAATGTCACCCGTCAGTTTCTGAAAGACAACGGTATAGACGCCGTACCTGTCGAGGGGTCGCCTCTGAGTGACCTAGTACGCACCCTGCCCGACTTTAGCGATGCTGATTTCGACGTTAATGAGTTAATGGTAAATTAATTTATCACTTAAATGTTTCCCAAAAACTCCAAACAACGACAGAAAATACGACACCACTAATTATCCAAGCAAACGCATAAAAGCGTTTCGATTGTGACGAGTTTAGACTCCCGCAATTTAAACATTCCTTAGTATCAACGAATGAAAATTTCTTACACGAGTTACAGGTGGGCAAAACAGACGCCTCCAATTAGAATAGCTATAACTAGAACAGGTAGATATGTTTAAAGCAACAACGTCGCTCGGTATTACGATAGCGAAAGACCCACTCTCAGATTTCAGAAAGTTTCTGTTCGTTATCTGGAAGCATCTTAACCTCCCCGACCCTACGCCAGTTCAGTATGATAAAGCTTATAACCTACAACACAGCGACAAGCGAATGATTATTCAAGCATTCAGAGGGGTGGGCAAATCTTGGATTACTTCAGCCTACGTCGTCTGGCTGCTCTACATGAACCCGCAGTTAAACATTTTGGTCGTCTCAGCGTCTAAATCTCGCTCTGATGACTTCACCACTTTACTCTAAGGCTCATCAGCGAGATGGACATCCTGGCACACCTGAGGCCAAAGACGGACCAGAGACAGTCGAAGATTAGCTTTGATGTAGCCCCTGCTGCAGCGTCTCACGCACCCTCAGTGAAATCTGTGGGTATCTCAGGTCAATTGGCTGGCTCACGAGCAGATGTAATCGTCGCAGATAACATCGAAGTCCCAAACAACTCCATGACCCAAGGTATGAGAGATAAGCTCTCAGAGGCTGTGAAGGAGTTTGACGCTATTCTTAAACCAGATGGGCGTATCATCTACCTTGGGACACCACAGAACCAAGAGAGTTTGTATAACAAGCTACCCGACCGTGGATACAAGGTCAGTATCTGGCCAGCACGATACCCGAACGCTGACCAAACTGTTGGCTACGATTCAAAGTTAGCCCGTCTTATCTCAAATGCTATGGCAGCAAATGATTTACTTGTAGGTGAACCCACAGACCCTGCCCGTTTCTCCGAGTTTGACCTATTGGAACGTGAAGCATCCTACGGACGCTCAGGTTTTGCACTGCAGTTTATGCTCGATACGAGACTCTCTGATGCCGAAAGATACCCTCTCAAGGTGTCTAACCTAATCGTGATGGATATACCCCCTCAGGAGGCCCCTGAGAAGGTCTCATGGTCATCTGACAGCCAGTATATCGTAGAAGAATTGCCGAACGTGGCATTCAACGGAGACCACTACCATAAGCCTATGTTCATGAGTTCTGAGTTCGTAGAATACACTGGCTCGGTCATGAGTATTGACCCCTCAGGACGCGGTAAGGATGAGACAGGCTACGCAGTCGTAAAGATGCTCAATGGTTATCTATACGTCCGTAGATGCGGTGGCATCGCTGTTGGCTATTCAGAGGAAGCACTCAAGAAACTTGCAGTCATCGCCAAGGAAGAACAGGTCAACGAAATCATCGTCGAGAGTAACTTCGGTGATGGGATGTTTAACCAGCTGTTTATGCCTGTGTTGAACAAGGTCCATCCTGTCACGACGAGTGAAGTTCGTCACAATAAGCAGAAAGAACGCCGCATCATCGATGTTCTTGAGCCTGTGATGAACCAGCATCGTCTGGTCATCGATAAGAAGGTCATCCAGAAGGACTTCGACAGCTGCCAACACCTACCCCCGGAGCAGGCTCTTCGTTACCAGTTGATGTACCAGCTGACCCGCCTGACGGCCGACAGAAGCGCTCTGACGAATGATGACAGACTGGATGCGCTTGCTATGGCCTGTCAGTATTGGGTCGATGCAATGGCTCAGGATGCCGAGCAGCGCATAGGTGCCCGTCGGGAAGAACTGATGAGTGTTGAGCTAGACCGACTGCGTGAGCAGGCGTCCTTAGGTTTCGCTTTAATTACGGGTCACCAGAGTGAGAAGACCAACACCACCACTAGCCTTAGATGGTAGGCAACTTAATCTCTGCTAGCAGCTCATCTGATGGCAAACAATTCGTTATAATCTCAGCTAGAAGCTCACCTGACGGCAATAGTTTGTTCGTTTCATCGATAAACTGCATTTTACGTCCATATTTTATTGCCTCGCACAGTGTGCCTGATGGTACCCGTGTTTCACAATGCGCTATTACTGCTTCAAAGTTCAAAAACTCTTGGTGTATGGTCATTGGAATTGCTCCTTTGACTAGTATTACGGGGAAGTACTAAAATTAGATTACTTCTATGCTGCGACATTTGAGACCATCCTGAGTGATGACTATAGGTCGACCTATAGGTCTGGTGCCTCTCATGTAAAAACCCTTATAAATAAGACCAATTTCAATTGTTGCACTTAAAGATAAGCGGAGGGGGAACATATACCTATAGTTTTCCCTAAAGCTATCCCCAGAAATGTAGATAAAGGTATGACATCGACAGCATCAATCCATAGATGAACTATTAGTAGAACTTTAGTTTAACCTGTAGCCCCACCAAAAAAAGACCAGCCACAGACTCGTAAGTTTAGCCTAGTTCGGCTTTTGCCTGCTGACGACGTTCTCTTTCTTCGAAGCTCAAAGCCACGGATGTGCGGATGCCTTTACCCACAAAGTCCATCATGCCGGAGACAACACGCTCATTGGAGTCAATCCCTGCGCAAGACAGAACTTCGCAGCCATCACGAGAGCGCGCCCATCGAGCGATTTTCTCGGGGCCATTGCCATATTCCTTTTCATCCTCAACCGCGTCATCTAATGCGGCCAGTACGACTGCTGAAAATAATTTACGGGCGCGTTTACCCTGCTCGTGGATAAACTGCCCGTCGTCGAAATCATTCATCTCAAATCCTTTTAGTTCACGGTGTAGCAATTCTAGCGCGCATCATCGCCAATGGAGGTAGATGGCTGAAGGTTCAACCTAAAAGTTTTGGCGTAAAAATCTGAGGTGGTAACTATAGGTTGACTTATAGGACTGGTGCCGCTGTTGTAAAAACCTCTATAAATAAGACCAATTTTGAAGGTTTCCCTATAGGTTAAACGGTGGGGGAACTTATACCTATAGTTCTCCCTAAAGCTATCCTCATAAATGTGGATAAAATGGCAAGGGAGGGCCAAATCCATAGTAGAGCTATTAGTAGACCTTTAGTTCAACCTGTAGAGATAGGGGCGGATGACTAACAAGCTGCGGTCACCCACAGTTGCTATTCATCCAACGATGTGCGCTTGCCGCAAAACAAACACCAATCTCCCCCGGAGAAGAAAATAGCTATGAGCCATTTCCGAGTTAGATAGTGGTTCGACTTTTGGTGATTTCAAGGAAAAAAACGCCAGCCACTCATTTAGAGAAAGCTGGCCAGTACACCCTGTAATTGACCCTGGGAATGGGGTTACTGGGTGATACCTCGAGGGGTACGTTTAAGTTTTGAATATGGTTTAAATATGAGGCAAAACAATTGCTGGCAATGCGCCAATCAAAAAGGCAAACTATGGATAATTGCGCAGCCCTTAAGCAGTTTAAAGTATATCGCCATTAATTTAGGCGAAAAAATGTGAGGGGGTTACGTGTAATGGTCTCTGGCAAAAATCCCCCATGCTCCGCTCGGGCTGGAAGACGCGGTGTATCGACCAAATAATTGGGGCCAAAATACAATCCCATCGCTATTACAAAACAATATGCCCCAGCCAAAATGTCAAAATTAGTATTATCATAAATAATGACACAAATTTGTTATAAACAATATGGGATTTTCGACGCTCATCCAAAATTTTTTTGGTCTTTACAGCTCCTCTATCATTTTAGAACCTAC